CCGGAGTATGGCAAAGATATTCGGCTCGCGCAAGCCTTGATCTATTCATCGTATCCGAAGGTTCTGCCAAGGACGTTGTCACATCGCACTCCGCATGATGCGCGCGATGTGGCTTTGGCGTACCGGAAGATTGCTGACCCACAGTTGGAGCCTGAGGAACGCTTAACTGCACAGGAGCTGTGCCCACCCGTGATACCAGGGGCGTGTGCACCGATGAAGAGCTTGGCTAATGAGAAGTGGACGGTCCAGTGTCGCATCACGGACGTCCACAACCCGCAGCAGGAGTTGTCTCCACAAATCGCTAAGTTTGCGGCCGAATTTATCTCCCTACTCCTCCCCGAACTTCACTCGCTACACCCCCTTGATGTCTCCGAAGTAATGGAGCACCAGAAGTTGCCAAATCAGGTAAAGCGCAATGCTATTGCCATGCCCGGATTGTCATCATGGATGGTGGATATGGAGAGCGAGGTGAAATCCTTTCAGAAGGGTGAAGTGTATCCAGAGGAGAAGGACCCTCGGAACATTTCTACCCTACCGTCGGAGCACTGTCTGATGTATTCCCGATATACCCTAGCGCTGGCAGCCTTCTTGAAGCGGTTCGAGTGGTACGCCTTTGGCATGACGCCGTTGCAGGTGGCGCAACGCGTGAGTGCGCTAGCGAAGTCCGGGCGGAGACGGATGGAAACAGACTTTGGACGCTTTGACGGCACCCACTCCAACGCAATGTACACGTTTGAGCGATCAGTGCTGCTTCGTGCTTTCCCACCACATTTGCACGAGGAAATCAGTCGCTTACACGAGTCCATGACGCGCGCAAAGGCCCGGACGGCTATGGGCGTGCGCTATGAGACGGGCGGGTCTCGAATCACGGGGGCAGCGGATACCTCGGTGGCGAACACGCTTGACAATGCGTTGGCAGCCTTTTGCATGTATCGCCGGCTCGGGAAGGAGCCGGCTGAGGCGTTTGCGAGTTTAGGGCTGTATGGGGGTGATGATGGGATCACCATGGATGTGGACGCCGAGACGGCCGAGGGGGTGGCCAAGGATATGGGATTGCGGCTGAAGGCTGTGATAGTCCCGGCGTACATGCCGTGCGGGTTCTTGGGTAGGCGGTACCCGAACCCGATGGGATCGATTGTGAGCATAGCAGACCTCCCTCGGCAGTTGCCGAAATTGGGCATCTGGCCATCGCGGGCCGTAACCAATAAGATGGAGGTACTTTACAATCGGGCTTTGAGTTGGCTTGTCACGGACCGTGATACGCCCATTCTTGGCCGATGGGCCAGGGCTGTCGTGCGCATCGTGGAGGCGCAGCACGACGATTCGCTGCTCGTGTCGGATGGCCGATACGATCACTGGCTAACCAAGGAGTTGAAGCGGAACGTGATCGACCGCGAGTACAAGGAGGGCAGTTTGCCCCCTTGCGCCACGTACCGTGAGTCAGTCCAATTGGCTATGGACGACCTTGGGTTAACAGAGGAAGAGGTTGAGGTGTACGAGCAAATGTTGAATGATCTTGACGATCTCAAGGACTTGGTCCCGTTGCGAGAGCCGGAAGTGCTCCCGCCGGCGGCCGGAGTCCAGAGGGGCGCGGATCTTGGTGCTGGTGATGACAAGCCAGTCCTTTCGTCAACAGGAGCGTTGATACCCAAACCTTCGATTGTCGGCGACGGCGATGCAAAGCGGGGCGGTTCTATCGTCTCCCCTATACCACGAGGCCCACCATCCACGAGTAGTGGAAATGTGGAGACTAAGGGGAAGGGAGAGAAGAAGACACCCGTGTGCTTCGCGTTCCAGAAGACTGGCAAATGCGATTTCGTGGGGAAGGGCAAGAACAAGGGTAAAGCTTGCTCATTCCTCCATGTTTTGCCAGCCGGAGCAGTCCCCCTGATCCCGAGGGACGCGTTGCGGCACACAACGAAAGTGGGCGCCACTTAGAGCGCAGTCTGCCCGGCTGACTATAAGCCGGGAAGTGGCCGTGGTATGCAACGATGAAATGACACGGCTGCGACTGGTTGTGGGGGGATGTCCAGCTAACATTCTTCTCTTGGGTGGGGGGTCCCATCAAGTAGCCTCATAGTTGGGCTGCGCCGTGTAACTCGC